TTATGGGGTGTATTTCAGACCTGATAAATGCAATTAATACAGCTATTGACGATGGACTCACAACACCAGAAGAGAAGCAAAACGTTGATGCACATTTCGCCTATTTCAATAGTGCCTATGCTGATTTCAACACAGCCGTAGAATCTGCAAATAGAGCTATTCAGGATAAGCTAAAGGAGTTCTCGGATACCGCTATGAAAGAAGCATTGCAAGCCTTACAAGACGCAGAAGATGCCGGCAAAGCAGCGGAACAGGCAAACAGCGCAGTTAGTGGTTTGCACGACTATGTGGACGGAGCATTTGCTGACGGCATTATCACGGAAGCAGAGGCTTTAGCCATTGAGAAGTATCTAAATACAGTCAAAAATACAAGGGCAGCCGTCGAAGCTACCTATAACAAACTGTACGCAAATTCATACCTGGAAGGTGAAGCGAAAACAGGTTTGCTGAATACCAAAATATCCCTATTTGGTGCTATTGACAATCTTATTGCTGCAATTAATGTAGCTATCAATGACGGGCAGACAACCGTTGAGGAGAAGAGGAATGTAGATGATAAGTTTGCCCTGTTTAATTCTGCCTTAGCTAGTTTCAATACAGCGGTTGAAGTTGCGAATAAAGCTATTCAGGATAAATTGAAAGACTATTCAGATCAGTGCTTCGCTGAATTGAAAGTACTCAATACTCAAATCTCCGCACAGGTGACGCGGGTCGATAGCTTAACGCAGAGGATAGATACTGCCGGATGGATTACCACGGCCGATGGAAATAAAATTTATGCTTCTAAAGAGCTAGAAAGTGGCAATACGCTTATATCTTATATCAACCAGGCAGCAGGTGAAACGACTATTCACTCTTCAAAGATTAACCTAGAAGGTGCTGTTACAATCACCGCATTGCATAGTGACCTGCAGGGAGTGATTAACTCCAAGATCGACAGAGACGGATTAGGTCAGTTGGCATTTGAAGATGCGGTTGAATATGCGAAGTTAGGCACTACCATTGTGGTAGGCGGTTACCTAAATACTGACCTGATAAAGGTTAGGCATATTGAAGCTGTTTCCGGTTTTATTGGAGGATTTACAATTGAAGGTGGTCGTCTTGTATGGACACGTTCTGATTATTTCGGAGGGACATCAAGAAGTTTAAAGCTTGGTTCAGGAACTGCAAAGGAAGGCGTTGTTAATGTGACTTTTAATGCTGCAACTGATGGTAAATTTGGAGTTTGTGCAGTAGGAGCAACAGCTGGAGGAAGTGCGGCCATCTATGGTTCTTCTAAATCAAATCCTACATATCCGAACAATTACATTTATGCAGGTTTCTTTGATGGTAATGTGAATGTATTGGGTGATGTTTCTGCGAATGGATTTTACCCTCGTGATGGGAATGGAAATACTATGGACGTAGTATCAGATATATGGGTATATGGTTTAAAAGACAGCAATACTTTTGGATATAGAGCACATATCGTGAAGGGGATTATTGTAGAATTAAAAAATACATAAAGTTGCAATGAAAGTAAATTTAAACAGAAACTTGCTTGACTTTAGAGGTCGGGAGTTTATTGAATTAGTGAATGGGAAAGAAAGTAAGAAATCTGTCCGTGATTTGGTTGCAGAGGCATTATTTGCAGCTGGTTCTAATCCACAGAAGAATATGGAAACTTCCAAGAAGTTACGAGCATACAAAATGCTACAACAGATTATTAGCAACCGTGGAGTACTTAATATTGAGACAGAAGATGCTGCTCTTTTAAAAGAGATTTGTGGAGAATATCTCACTGCAGGTACATACGGACAAATTTATGATTTAATAGAAGGAGGAAACAAAGAATGAACATCACAGCAACTAACAGTACCGCTACAACTAAGGTTACGGAAGCTATCAGGGTTAAATACAGAATGTCAACCCGTGGCACCGAGGCAGTCAAAGATATTACTGCCGAAATCATTAAGGATGAAACGACTGTCGGATTCTTCAATACATCGCGAAATGGAGTAACCGGCTTCTCGCTACATGAGGATCATGGGCTAACCTCTGGCGAAGTGAAACAAGTATTTCAGACTGCTATTGATGATTGTAGCGAGATATTGAAATGAAGTATTAATATTTTAGATATATGATTATGGATTATTTCAAAAACTTACTTATTGGATTGATTACCGGTATAGCCGCTTATCTGAATCCTATTTCTGGGGAAATCAAAAGTCTTATTGCTGTATTTGCCCTCAATTTCATTTGTGGACTGCTCACCGCACTCCTTATCAATCATGAAAGCTTTTCCTTTAAAAAGGCATGGAGATGCATCGTAGAAGCGACTATTTTCTTTGCCTTGGTTAGCTGCATCTACTTTATTGGTGAACACAAAGGAAATCCGGAAGGTGCGCTACAATGTGTTTCATTTATTACGTATAGCGTTTTTTATTTCTATGGGGTGAACATTCTAAGGAATATCAAAGAAATTCTCCCTAACTCTAGCAATGGTTACAAGGTAGTAGCTTTCCTGCATTATGTTCTAAGTGTTGAGTTTATAAAAAACATACCGTATTTAACGAACTATCTGCAAAAAGGAGGTGCTAAATGATTGAAGTCATGGAGTTTATTTTCCAAGACTTTTGGCATTGGCTAGGAACAGTGATTATGATAGCTGTCATTTGCCATGTCAATTTGATTAAAGTTGGTCCATTAACTAAGAAGGAGGAAAAGAAATGAAGACTATTGATGCAATTATCATCCATTGCTCGGCAACACGTGCCGGGCAAGATTTACGCGCAAAAGATATTGATCGGATGCACCGGGCACGGGGATTCAACCAGATCGGTTATAACTTCGTCATTGATCTTGACGGAATGGTTGAAAATGGTCGCCCGCTATCCATCGACGGGGCGCACTGCAATACGAAGGGATTCTCTGATTCATCCTACAATAAGCATAGTGTTGGCATCTGTTATATCGGTGGCTTAGATGCAGCCGGAAAACCTGCTGATACACGGACGCCCGCTCAAAAAGCTAGTTTGCGTGAATTGGTCGCGAAGCTCTGTAAGGAATATCCTATAATTGAAGTGCTCGGACATCGTGATACTTCGCCCGATCTGGATGGCAGTGGAGAGGTAGAGTCTAGGGAATATATCAAGGCATGCCCCTGTTTCGATGTACGGAGTGAATTTTCTAATTTTCTTCGTAATACAGTGATCCGACCATGAAAGCGCTAATCTATATAACCATATTCCTGATGTCGGGAATATGGTTTACTTCCTGCAAAACTTCTCGTAATATCGAGACGCAGAAACAGATTGACTATTCAGGGGATTTCTTGTATTTGCGAAACTTAATTGAATCACTACGGCTGGATGTGAATAAGCAAACGAAAATTACTACAGACAAACTAAGTGATCTGAAGATTGAAAATACAACTGTTTATCTTTCTCCTCCCGATTCAACAGGAAAGCAATATCCGATTAAAGAAAGTACTACTACTGCATCCAAGCAGGATCAGGAACGAACAGAAGTTGATGAAACATTATCTATTGCCTTGCAACAGTTCTCTAATAGATTGGATTCATTGAGTTATAAAGTAGATGCTATGTTGAATCAGAAAGAAACGGTTCTTGAATTGTCTTGGTGGGATTTGCATAAGGATAAAGTGTATATAGGTATCATTATCTTAATCGGCATTGGCTGGCTTATATATAAAAAGAGAAGGAAGTAGTAGGTAAACATTGTTTCCTTGTATATTGTTATAATATAAATATATTATAAAACATACCCTCTTATTATGGCTAGATCATTTTTTTTACATTTCTTTGCAAAAATAAAAATACCGATGAAAAAGGAAACAATGCAAATTAAGTTTGAAGGTCAAGAACATCAGATTGATTCTAATACACTGATCAACGCGCTTATTCATTATAATACAATTATTGCAGAAGCTAATAAGGAACTTGGTGGAGGAGCAAGAAGTGTATCAGTCAAAGTTAATGCGATAGAGAAGGGATCTTTTGTTATTGATA